TGTATTATCAACTGAAATAGAAACAGCATACGGGACAAAGCCCGGAACGATGGGCGATAAAATATCAATAATTGAGGCGGTGTCAGCTTGATCGCCCATATTATAAACGAGCGCGGCGGCCAATGTAGTTTTCACATAGGATGCATCGTATGTACCGCCCACGCCTTTATCTTGCAATGAAAACTTGATGTACAAATCTTTAGCAACTGGCCGGTCAAATAAAACCGTAAACGTGTCTCCCTGTAGCCTTAACACGGCAACCGATACTGCGCCATTCATCGCACATCCCGGGTCTTTCCCTTTGTAAATAATATTCGCAATATCTGCATCGGCACCACCAGCAACGATTGCCCAGATACTATGTGCAACCATAGTGTTTACAACGCCACCTGTATTGTTCTCGTAAACCTTGGCGGCGGTAACTGCTGGCAAGTTTAATAATTTTGCCTGAATCGAATCAAGGGTTCCGAGCGCCGGTAAAGAGATACTTTGTAAACGCCGAATTCTTAATTCTGCATCGAGCTCGGTATCTGTTCCTGTCGACGATTGCGCGGAAGGATTATTCACGGCAGTGACGCCAACGGTGATGGTTGTCTGATTGACTATCGTATTTGGCGTTGTCGTTACCGAACCGATTTTACCAGCCCTAAAATTAAGCGATTGTGTTCCGGCCGCAACAAATGAATATGTCGAAACGAGAATCCATGTATTGCCAAGATTGTCGCTGACGGTATAGCCAACGCCGTTCGGATCTAAATAATTTGCATCCAAGCCTGCAAGGGTTAACGCCCGGTCTACAGTAATATTGATCGGCGTTACCGAGTAAGTACCGCCATTGCGAATGACGCCATTCAAGGCGCAGCAGACATCTAGGTCGGCTCCGACGGCCTTGTCTGGGTCTTTGGCATTGTAGACATCAACAGCAAGATCCAGCAGATCCCGCTCGGCCTGGGCGTTGATATTTATTTGCTGGCCATCGGGAGTGTTGGACGCAACATTTATGTCATTACCATAAATTGCCTGTTTTTCCGCAGTGCGTCGCGCGATGATTGTCGGTAAATCGTCGGTATGGATTCCTGTTGCGTCAATTGAGTTTGTCATGCGTCACCTTATCCTTACTATTGTTATGCCATTTATAAATGGAAAATTCCCTGGTACGCGCTGGCAGAAAACCCATATTTTACTTGAAGCAGAGAAGAAGTCCGTATAGGATATACTGCCCCCGCCATTACTTGATGCCAATGTCATTGAACTTCTTGCGTTGACATCATCCACATTGTTATCTACTGATGCACCTGTTCTTATTTGGACATATCCTGCAAGAGAGCCATTGACTATTTCTACGGAAACGCAATATAGCCCTGAGGTATTAATTGTGAACGAATCCCCCGCCGTTGATGATGCCACATAAGTAATATCATTACCCACACTTACATTTGCACTAATATATCTCACAACGCTTGTATTGACTGAGCCGGTTGTTATCCCGTTTGTCCTGCGCATATAAGATAAATTAGATGTAAAATTACCACTTACAAATAAAGTCCCGTTTATGGTGACGTTTGTTAATGTTGCACTTCCTGTAACGGTGGCTGTAATTCCTGCTAAATTAGAACCATTCCCATAATAAAAATTAGCTGAAACATTTCCATTTATTGTGATTGTTCCAGTGTAGTTATTAGTTACAATATATGCAGGATAAGATAATAAATAATTTGCAGTACTTGAAAGATTTGCATAATTGGCTGTTATTGAAAAATTCGCAGTAGAACAAAAATTTGCCGTGATTGCTAACGTAGTATATCCCGCCGTTGTTGCATAACTCGCGGTCGTTACCAAGTTTGCAAAGTTTGCCGTAGAGGCAAGTAACGCATAATTTGCCGTTAATGAATTATTTGCAGTTGTGAAATTTCCTATAAATGCCGTGGCATTAATAGTCCCTCGAACATCAAGCGTATATTGCGGCGTGGTAGTAAGGACCCCGACACGATTCCGAGTAATTGAAATGCCGTCATTGCGAGTTACTGAATACCATGATTCACCGTCGGAAAACTTCTGAAGCGTTGCATTGCCAACGCTCAAAAAAATCAGTGCTGATAAAAACAATCGCTTCAGAAATTTCATTTTCAAATCCTTTTTAGATTATTTAGGCTGCCATGGTTCGGCAAAAGTCAGTCCAAAAAAGCCACCGACAACTGCGGCATCAAGCCACAATATAGAAATCAAACTTCCTTCGATTTTAGCCTCTACGCATAACATGATTATACCTATAAGCTGAACAAGGAAGAAAAACAACAGCGCCAGAAAACCCGATACACGCTTACTTGATACAATGCCATCATCGCCACCAAGCATTTGTTTAATAAAGTTTTTCATAAAATCACCCCTTTCGTTATAATTTCCCGGAAATTTCCCAGTCAACATTATTACTCATCAATCGCACAACTTCATTTTGTGCGTACATTGTATACGATGTCTGTCCGTCAAAAGTCTCCCCAAGGCTTGGAACTAATGTGACTGCATTTGCCGTTGCGTCAATTTTCTTGTAAACCAATTCAGTACCACCAATGCCAAGCGCAATAGGAGCGGTAACCGTTAACGGGCCAGCCGAAGCGTCTAGGGGGATGTAGGTCGTTATGGTATATCCAGTCACAACATTATTATTGCTAGAAAATAGAGAAAAGTCACTAGATACGTTGCTTTGATAGACGGTGTCGACATTGTAGGTCAACGATAAATCCCGGCCGATAGGGTCGTTTACGATGTCCAGTGAGTTTATGCTCATCACGCCCTGGGTACTCAAAATCAATGTCCGAAGTGCAAAAAGTAAATTGTTTTGTGAGCTGAAATTTCCTAGAAGGTTTTTCCAGTCGATACCCATTTGTAAATCAAAAAAGCAATCACCCATCCAACTACGGAGCCGGGTTTGTAAGTCATACTTCAACGCTTGGACATTTTGAGCATACCCCTGGGCGCCAAGACCAAAGGTCCAGTCTCCGTTAACATCAAGTGATCTGAATTTTGTTGCAGCAACCATGAGAAAATTATAACACTAAACCGAGCCCGCCTGAAATAAAAAGGCAAAAGTTGTCTTCACAAGTGTCAGCGCGGCGATTGTTGCCGGAGACAATGGAACGAGGGTTGACGTCTGGGCGTTGATCAGCGCGTCCATAAGGCTGTTGAAAATAGTATAGAAATCAGCCAAGGTATTGGCCATCGCCATTTTGTCGCCCTTGATCTTCAGGAAGGTTGCAGAATTGTTTATTTTTATAGCCAGCGGATCGAAAGCGGCTATCACTTTCGACAACGAGCGGAACCCGACATATGCAAAGCCATCGGACAGGTTGTGCATACGCAGTGTATTCGGTGGGGCCTGGGTCCCGGATGTAAACCAATTATCTATATCTCGGTCATTGAAAAGCACAAGGCATTCGTCAGATTGTTTCACGGGAAACATTATGTAATGGTCTGTACCGCCTGGGAAATATACCGGGCAATCAACAAGCACGGGATAGCTCAACGTCTCGCCGGTAGATAAATCCTTGATCCGCTTAATCATCAACTGTATCGATGCAGTCTGTTTTGCTGGATCAAAGCTTTGGATTGTACCAATCTGGACACAATTAATACTTGCAAAAATATCGCTTTTTAATTCCTTGCACAGTTGCGGCAAGGTTGGGTCAACAACAAGTTTGCGTGGATCGTCGGTCATACTAAAATTGCTCCTTTAGAATGTCCAGGCCATGGATACCGTACCAGAGATTAAGCTTTGTCGTCAATTCTCCGTTTGCCGCCTCTGATATTATTCCTTGGTGTGTAAAGCCCATTACTTTATAGTTGCCGTTATACATGGCCTCGAGTGACTGAAGCTGCAAGACCTGGCCGACCGATACGTGCGGCTCAAATAATACATCGATGTCCAGGCGGGCGTCATATCGGCGTGGCGTGCCAAGTAGGCCAGACTTGGCATTGATGATCTGGACAGTACCGTTATATGCATCGGTTGGCTTCAGGACAAAGGCTTTTTCGTTATCAATAAAGAAGTTTCCCTGTATGCCGACTTCCTCTTGAATGATGTCCGTGGTGTTGCCGAAGTAGGTTTTCCCGCGCTCACTTGTACCGTTAAACTGTGAAACAATTCCCGGCGAGATCCCCGGCATATCGGTAAACAACTTTGATATTATGGCGTTTTGAGACGTTCCGGCACCGAGCGTAAAGTTACTGAATGAGTTTGCAAACGCCGCCCCGCCGTCCCAGGCCGTGATGTCAGTCACCCATTCGGTTTTTTCACGATAATTGTATGCTACCTGGATATTCCCCTGAAAAATAATCGGCATGTCGGTACCGTACCCGGCACGTAATTCAATACGGCGGTACGCAATCCTTGCGGTATTGTATCGATCTTGAAATATTTTTTGCCGGGTATGCTGGCTTAAATTAAGTATTTTCAAATTCAATGTGTTTGCCGTAGACCCAACGTCCCGATTGAGGGAAAAATTTATTGTAAATGGCGGTTTAATGATTGCAACTTCATCATCGCACTCGATCTGAATTTGATATTGTCTTTGAAATTTCATGGCTATTTATTCGACGTTGATACTAGCGTCGCCTCAATTGTTGCAACCTCGGCGGCAGTAAGGACGTACACGGCAGCGCGTCCGGTAGAAAAGTCGTCTATGTAAAGCGGCTCCGTACCATCCGGGACAGATATGAATAACCCGAACGGAACAATGTTTTGATATTGACGTAATATATTCGGATGATTCGTCATGCGTTGTTCGGTTATTGAAAAATTATTGTACGTCAAATCAAAATACCATCCCGACGTATTGTCATGGTATTCCATGTACAAAGTGAATTGAGTATTGTCGTCAAGGATAAATTTGACGGTTTGTTTTGAATCAGCGGAGATTTGCGTTAATTGTTTCATATTCCACTAACCCCATGAATTACTGTCTCGATCTGGAACATTCCAGAATTCGGATTGACGTCCACACCCTTGGTTTTTCCCTTATCAACTTCTAAAGAACTTTGATTTGAGGTGCGGCCTTGAAGCACTGCATTCTCTAAATCAATAAAGCTTATCGAAGCAAAGTTCATCTTTTTCAAAACAACTGTAAATTCACTTTCGTATTTTGTGTCCTCTGGCTGAATAACAATAATCGATTGGATAGCGCATGTCGGGAAATATTCGTATGGCGTTTGCACTGTGAATATTTGCTTACTGCGACGCATGGATTCTAAAATCATATATGCGCGTTGCTGGCGCGTATCTGCAACAGTTGAGCGCAATGCAATTTCGACAATATTTTCCGTTCGATTTGCGGTATTGGTATTTATCAATTGTGCTGCTTTTAATTGATTAGAATATTGTTGAGCCTTGCTCAAAACGGTTGCATTCATGGGCGGCAGTAATGCAACAACTTGTGTAAGCTTTTGCACAACAAACTCGGCAAACGCAGTCTGGGCAATGCTTTGAACGCTATTCACTATTCCGTTCGGCGCATTGTAAAGCTCGCCGACATAGCCGGTCAGCGTAATTAATTCTGGGGCATTCGCTATATGGTCCTGGATGGTACTGTTGTCTTCAATGTAGTGATCAGTAATTTCTGATTTTAATTCTACCCGATGTTCGCGTTCAATATCAAAAACAAATCCGCCAATCCCTTTTGCGCCAAGCGGCTTCAGAATATATTTTGTTGTAAGATCATTAATAAACCCCTTTTGATCAAAAAGGGTATTTACAATAGTAGTCTGGATACTCGACAAATTAGTAATATTGTTGTTTGCAATATCAACCTTGGATTTTACATCTTCAAAAAAACTCATGATTATCTCCCCGCATTATTCAAATGCATCGAGGCCATATTAATCGTCTGCTTGATAGCATCAGCGGTTTCTTGCGGCTTCTCTGCACCATTGACAACGACGTTATTATTTTGAGTCCAAGTTCCCGACGCCCCATTCGTATTATTTTTCTTGTTTATAGAAAATTCAGTAGGGTCTATATAGGTGGAAACATGCCCGCCGCCCTGCGCCCCGGTTCCACTCCATTGCTCTTGTCCTGATCCTGGTTTTCCCCCAAATATTTGCCCGAAAACAGATTTTCCTTTTCCCGTTTTCCAAACATATAAATCATCGAGGACCAGAATCAATGCAGCAATACTGGCAATGAATGCGCCTATGGGTGAGGCCATGAGGCCGATTGATATTAGTGCTAATGCTCCGACAACGCCTTCTAAGGCTAACTTCCATCCTATTGTTTTTGTAATAATTAAATCAATCATTGTGAATGCATTAAAAATAGCTTCAATAAATCTTAACAATAATTCTCCTACTTTTTCAAGACCAGCAATAAGCTTGTCTTTATTGGCCATGGCCCATTCCCTGAAAGTATCGGACAATTTCACGATTGCCGGAGATAATTGAACGGCGACCAGGTTGTTAATATATTGCATAACGCGGAACATGTTTTGAAAAGCGACGCCGGCAGATTTCAATGTCTCGATCTGCTTAGGCGTCATGATCGTGTCGTTCAGTCGCATTTTATCGAGCTGCTGATTTGTCAGTGTTAAAAGATTAATCATGTCCGGGGTAAAGCCCATTTGCTGAATAAAATTAACGGCGGTCATGCGGTCCATGCCCTTCACGCGGTCGCGAAGCTGGTCCATAACCCCGAAAGCGTCCTGCATAACGTCGATGCCAAGCATTTGGAACGGCTGCACGTTGCCACGGCCAAGCCGGATCTCGGCGAGCTGTTTTTGGAGCCCCTGGATAGACGTAGCCATGTTCTGAGAAGATACCCCGGCTTGCTGCGCCATGATTTGCCATTTTTGGAGCTGTTCGTATGATAGCCCGGTTTGATTTTGAAAGTTTGAGAGCTGCCAGGCCGATTCTATGGCGTCGGCCGTGAATTTCAGGACTGCCGCGCTGGCCGTAGTAGCAACGCCGACAATGGATAATAGCCCTATCCTGGCGCCGTTAATCGCGCCGGTGTAATCGTCAATCTTTTTATTGTCACCTTTGAATCCGAGTGCTACGAATAATTCGCCGAGTTTCATAAAATTATTATAGCAAATTTTACTTTTCTTTGTTCAGTTCAACGTATGCGCTTTCATAATCCTGGATGAATCGCTCATATTCGAGGATGTCTAGAACGATGTCTGCGGGCATTGTTTCGATCTCGGGGACCGTGCCATAGCCAAGCTTGGATAGCTTTATAGACAGCATCCGAAAATTAGGAAATCCGTTTATTTTAAACTTGGGATAGATTTTCCTGTCGGGGTTGAAATTCCCGACAATAGAGATCCGAGATTGGCGAAAAAAGGGGCGAGATTCTCCAGGAGTACGTGAAAGCACACATGATAATAATCCTTGCGTGATTCTACCGGCTGGAATACCTCTTTGACTATTTTCTGGCCATTATAGAGTGATCGCTCCATACACTGATACAGTATGGTTTTGAGGTTCTTATCAATGATAATCTGAATAACCTTTTCGATAATAAATGACACAAGTGCTGAATTTTCCGAAGCTACGTTTTTTAAATCCTCAACCGAATTGATTCCCTGGGCTGATATGTTGCCAAGCTCAAGATCAAGATTGATTCCTTTTTGATGAAGGGCCGAAAGGAAAGCGTCATGCAATTGCTCGGCAAGCTCGAAGTCAACGATATTGACTATGAGCTTTGCACTTGAAGGAAGGACTATTTCTTTGGGGGCCATGCGGAGAGTTTATCACTTATCAAACGATAAATGCAACCCTAGACCAATGAACGATCCGCATTTGCAAAATGGATAGTGTATTCAGATACCGATTGATCGGCATCACCTTCCACGTTGGATTTTGCTTCGACGTTCTTTTTAACAATACCGCCGGACACCGTATAGTTATCATTTGTGATATTCCCCTGGCCATCGCCAGCGCGTTTAACGAATACGCCGGTAATAAGCGTGAATGCGGAAAAATCCGATTTCATCTTCGTCAAAATACTATTCAGGAATTTATCGTCAGAGCTGGCACGCACCACGCGAATCTTAAATTCGCATTGACGGCCGGTTTCGTTGAAGGCATAAATAGAGTTTCCGTTCTTGCCGGTCTTCACGTTTGCCAGGTCATTCGGGAAACTTAAAGCGGCTATGTCGCCGTCAGCGGTATCAACAAATACCCGATCGTTCAAAACGATTGTATCCGCGCCGGTTAAAGAAACTGTAGCCATAATAATTTATACCTCCGTTTATTTATTCACGTATACGATGAGATTCGATGAGTGGATCGCACCGGCAAGTTTAACCGCAATCTGAATGAGCGGAGCCTTGCGGGCCTGGCGGTCAGAATCGCTTTGTAAGGCGACCGGCTGCGAGTAAATATAGTATCCATTTTCAGCAATATTACGAACGAAGTCTGCGGGATCTCCGAAAGGTATCGGGGCCGTCCATGCGCCCGGAGCAATAAAGCCATTTGTCACACCTTGTTTTGTAACTTTTTCGTAAGCGCCTTTTAATGCCGTAACGCCTGCTTCGGTTTGTG